GTATTTTTTTTACAGCCTTACTTAATTCTTGTTGTTTACAGAATTTTACAGCCTCTTCTTGGATTAGCTTTGGTGTCTTTACCGTTAGATTTCTAATGGTGTTAAAATGCTCTAAAGTAAAATCCCTTACTATACTTCCTTCAAGTTGCTTGAGTTTAATCTCTAATGTTGGGTAATCAGGTATCGAACCGTAATTATCTTTTATGTTTTTAATCTCAATTACAATGTTTTTAAGGTCAACAGTCTCAAAATAATTGTGGTCTATTACATCAATAACACTCTCACCAAACTTAGTATCGACTATAATTTGATTTATAAGATTATACTGATAATCCACACCCAAATAACCGAAATTGTTTTTTTCTTTTTTACTCATACTGAAACATTAAATTGTTGCTTTTATAAATACCAATAATACATACCATTATTAACTTAAATTTCAGGTTTTTTTATGAGTCACTAACGTGCTCTCTGATTGTTCTGATAATATTTGGTATAATGTCCCGTATATTAATCTCATAGCGAACTTTAGGTGGAAAAAAGTTACCACTAAATTGTGTTTCACCGATTAATCGCTCTTCATTTCTTCTGAAATCAAAGAACGTAATTTTGAAACCTATAAGGTCTTCATTTTCAAAGACATTACGCCTATCAATGTTATCTTCTGTTTGTTTGAAGTATGGATTATATGTTCTCCATAAGTAGTCAACACTTTTATCTTTCAGATATGTCGGGATAAGTCCCATACCACCAAAATAGTCATTATCCATACCAGTTAGTTCATCCATCATTGGTTTAACATCCTTGAAATTACCAAAATTAATATCCCTAACTGAGAAATATCTTTTGCAAAGAATATTACCGTTAATTGTTAAGGTAAATTCGAAGTTCTGATGTTGTTTTCTTTCGTAATTATGAGTTGCCATTTTATTTAATTTTAATTTTTATTATAATCTCTATCTATTAATTTTTTAAATGGTAGAAAGTAGTCTGACATGTAATATGACCTAATAATGTCATCTAAACTGTCCCTTTTAACCATCTTATACACATTCTTAATGCTTCTATCATCACTTAGTGGTGTTTCAATAACATCATAGAAATGTCTTATAGATTTTTCGGTCATCTTTGGATTTTTTAAGTTGACCAATTCATCGTTAATCTCGTATATCTTTGAACCTTGGATTCCTTCGGTAACTGAATTTATTATGTTATCCAAAGCCTTAAGTGGTTTCTTTTTATTTAAAAGTCTATCCTCTTGAATCTTTTCAGCATCACTTAATACCTCACTAAGCTCAACTAACCTTTGAGTTATCTGAGGGAAGTGTTTGATAAGTGTAGTTTCTTTAACACCCTTTATACCCTTAATACTATCTGAATTATCACCAGTAATTGTCTTAATCAAAGCGATATTAGTATAGTAGTGTGAGAAATATTCATTGTAGTTTTCCTTGGTAAGATATATTTTCTTATCGCAAAGATATATTTTTATATTGTCATTTACAAGTTGACATATGTCTCTATCACTAGTGCAAATCGTAACGTCCTCATTATCAGCCTTATTGTTAGAATAAAAAGCTATATAATCATCAGCTTCAACAACGTCATCCTCGATTTGGCGTATGGATAAGTGGTACAAATACTCTTTAACCATATACTGTTGTAGTTTCTCATCCATGTCTTCTGGTTTGGTGCCAGTTTCATAGTTTTTACCACGGTCAGATTTATAATCCTTATATATGTTGTATCTTAGTTTACCACTAAACTCACCATCCCAGAAGACATATACCCTATGGTATACGTCTTCGGATAGTAGTTTCTTAAGAACAGTTATGAATTGATATAGGCCGCCGATATGTTGACCCTCTTTATTATAAGCGTCATGACTTCCATGATACCCCCTTTTGAATAGTGCATTACCATCAATCAAAAGGGTGTTTATTCTGTCAATACATTTACCTTTTTTTGGAGGTAACTTGGGCATTCATATTATTTAAAAGGTTAAACAAAAAATTACTTTTTGGACATCGAGCTGATTAAATCTTCACCAGAGAACTCTTGCTCCTCTTTTTCGATTTCAAAATCATCATAAGGTGAGTTTAACTTACCCAAAATAAAATCCCTATGCTCCTTTTTATAATCATTAATCTTATCTGGGCTCCAATAACCATGAGGTGTTGACGCAATTTTACCCTGCTCCTCAATACCATTTACTTGGTTCTTCTCACATCTAACCTTGGTTTCAATCCCAAATTGATATGTTTCACCACCAGAAGTTGCTTTCAACTTAACGGTTGAGTGTGAAAGGATTCCACCGAAGTGTACAATGACTCTTGGTGAGTAAAAGAACGCTTCACCACCTTTATGTTTGATAACTTTATTCTCGTTATCCAACCAAATCTTCTGAACAACAGCAAACGTATTAGTATAAGGTTTACCTTCTCTTCTAGATGATGGGATTCTAAAGTTAATTAGTGATTTGAATGCAGCCTCCATTGAACCAGCATTCCATTGGTTATTATTACTATTTGAAGTTGCTGAACGGAAACCATTAAGTGAACCTACAGAATCCCAAAGGAAACAAATATTTCTTGGTAGTGTGTCATTTTCTTGTAGGTCTAATAATTCATTCATTAGTTTAGAAACATCTTCTATAACTGGCTCAAACCTAAGTGGTTTTACACCCTCTTTACCGTTTGAGTGGTCAAAATTCTGATACCTCTTTAATAAATCTTCACCGCTGATAAATAAGAAATCCCCCTCATAGTCAATAATCTCACCAGTTGTCTCGTCAACAACCTCTTCGAACACAAGACCAATGTTTTTAGCATGTGACCAGTTCCAGTTACCTTCGGTTTCAATAATTACTGGTAAATCACCAATTTTTTGAGCGCCAACAGCAGCCTCATATATCGCAGTTGATTTACCAGTATTAGTATAACCTCTGAATGAGGTAAAAAACCCTCTGGCTAGACCTGGCATTTTCAATGCTTCATAATAAGCTTCTGACATTGGTAGCCATGATAATTCTTTATCTTTAACAACAACATCTAGCCCATTATTTTTTTTAAACGAATCTAAATTGAACGTTTTATTAGCTGTCGTACTATCTGTATTTTTTTTAGGTGCTTTTTTAGCCATTTTATAACTTTTTTTATATTATTATTTTAAATATGAGAAAAAAATAAGTGGCTTTTACACCACTTATTTTTAAAACTTTAATAAATGATTAGAACGGTAAATCGTCTTCAGTATCATTTGCGCTAGAGGTAGCAGGTTCTGAAACCGTAGCAGGTTCTGGAGTGGTAGCCTCTTCAGTTGTCAATTTATTATTTGACGAACCCATAGTTAATTCACTCTCTAAATCATTAGTAGATGTTTTTGACTCATATTCCTCAGTCAACGCATCTTTATCAACCCAACCCTCTTTCACTTTATCCCAAGCTGGAACTCCTCCGCGAACAACAATCTCTAGGAACTCGTAAGATTTAACAGCGTAGATACCATCACGCCACCCTCTTGTATCAGCTAACCACTTTTTAGATAGGTCTGCATCTTCTGAAAGTTCACTCTTATCTATTGGGATTATTGATTGAACCACTGGTGACCCATTTGAGTTCCTAGCAATATTAATTTGTAGGTCTCGTCCAGTTGTCGCATCAGCAATATCATGCTTAACGGCCTTGTAGATACCTACAATCTTATCAAAAGTACCAGTTTTTTGCCAGTTATCAGCAAATCTCCAGAACTTAACACCCTCACTCTCTTTATCTCTGTCAATTACTTTTACAATGTAAAATTTACGGACATTGAACTTCTTAGCGAGTTCTTTACTTTCTTCTGTACCTTCAGCTCTTAAAGCGTTTCTTGTTTCACAGAAAGGACATGGTTTACCTTCTTCTTTATCCAAGCAAGGAAAGGTTTTCCATTGACCATCAAGTTTATACTTGTGGGCAAACATTTCAATAAATGGTGTTGCTTGACCTTCGGCTGGTGGAAGGATTCTCACGACTTTAGTTCCTTCTGTAACACCTTCTGGAAGATAAGTGCTAAAATAATTAGCTAAGTCGTAAGTCTTAGCTTGGAAGTTCACATTGCTACCAGATTCTTTGTACTGGTTTAAAATTGCATCTAACGGATTACTCATGTTTTTAAAAAATTTAATGTTAAATAATTATTGTTATTGTTATGTTATATATGTATTCGTATAACACACAATGCAAATATACAACAAATTTGCGCTGGTGTCAACTATTATGTAAAAAAAAATGTTTATTAAATGTCTTCCTCTTCAAAATCACCGAAACTATCCTTTATATCGGAGTTTGAAAAGTCAGAGGCGTCTGCTTTTGTTAATACGTATTCTTTAGCTTCTTCTTCTTCTTCTTCACCACCCACGGTACTTTCTGCGCTATCAACCGTTGTGAATTTATCAGAATTATCTGACCAAAAATCACTTAGTTTAATATTATATGGGAAAGAGTCTAATGAACGCATCTCAATCTTTTCAGTAGGTGTTGGGTTACGTTTTTCAATTTCAGCACTAACCTTGGATAGTTCGCTATCCAATGAATCTATTTTATTACTCATTTGACCCATTGAATTAACCTGACTAGCTAATTTACTAAAGTTGTCAATTAATTCCGACATCTTAGTGCTATTTTCTTCTGCGGAGGCTTTAAGTTCGTTTGAGGTGTTTACTAAATCGGTAACGTCTAACTCAACTTCACCATCAACCATTTCTTCAGCTGGTTCATCACCAAAACCGCCTTCGTCATCAATATCATCCATTGGTTCTTCTTGAGCTTCTGGTTCAGAGTCATCTGCTTGTGGTAATTCAGCTTCTAGGTCATCAAGTTCAGCTTCAAGTTCATCTTCTTCAGCTTCGTTTACTGTATAAAACGCGTATTCTGATATCTGCATAAGTCGTTTTGACTCTTCGTTAATAAGCTTATTTATATTTTCCTTTTCCATATCAAGTAAGTAATTGTCTTCCGTCCTGTGTCATAACTTTTTTATTCATGACCTCAATAAGGCTTTTGTCATTTTTGATTACGCACACATCATCAGTACACTCTATAGTTGTACCATCTTTATTTTCATTCTGAGCTAAAAACTCGTCAAGCTCATCAAATAATTTTTCTTTTTTATTGCCCATAACAGTATAGTTTATGTTAATATTATAGTAGTAAATATCATAAAATGACTAAAAAATTCTTTTTATATCATTAATAATTAACTCATTTTCAAATGCGGTTATAAATTTATTCTGATACTCTGACCAATCTATTTTAAATGAGGCGTAATCTATATTACCCATCACGTTTGGATTTAGCGCTTCAATAAGCCTATTAAGTCCGTTTATTGTGTAAAGACAATCACCTTTCTTATGTATTGTAAGTGAGTTTGTGAAGTCTCTATTTAGGTTGACTTTAGTGTCTTCCGATACTAAATGTCTAAAGGTCATTATATAATGTTCTGGGTTATCAATGTTAACATACTTGAATATGTGTTTTTCCTTAATATTAAACCTACCCTCCATAAAACCATAAAACCATTGTAACTTGCTTTGCTCAACAAATGTGGCTATGATTATTTGTTTTTCACCCATCATTAATTATAGAATACAGATATGGTATATACTTGTAATCGTTTTCATACATATACATAAAATCCTCATATTCTATAATTATATCGTCACCACTAAGAAACACGGTTGACATGGCTTTTATTTTATCTAAAATATTTTTATAATCATCACCAATAAAATCATAAAAATCGGTGTTAACACCCAATATGAATTTATTAGCATAGATATAGACCATATTATCCTTGTGGTAGGTGATAATATTCTCACTTTTATCATTTATTCTATCGAACATTTTCTGATGTTTGTCCCCTGACATTAGTAGTGGGTCGATAAAATAATAATCAACATCCTTGATTATTAGATTGTAACAATGTTTCATAAACTCATAAGAATCTAAGTCATGATAACTCCTATGCTCATCCAAAGTGAATGTCCAATAATTATCATTA